TACGCTAAAGGCGGAGTATCTGCTTCTGAGCAACTTCAAATAGAACAAGCATTGCTTCCCTATTATAAGGAGGGGTCTGCTGATTACGCCACTCAACTGGCGGTTATATCTACGGCTAAGGAGATAGAACGTGTAGAATCCAACAACGAGAAGGTTTCTAGATTACAGGCGGAACTATCTACTGGCGGTCTTGAAACATCTGAACAGATAGATATTTTAAAGGCAATGAAAAAATACGCCGAACCGGGATCAATGGATGCCATGGAGATAGAAGCTAAGATAGGCACTATGGAAGAAACAAAGAAACAGGAAGACAAGGCCGTTGCAATGAACGAACGCCTATCGCAACTTATGGATGAATACACCCCCGGAGGTATATCCGATGCAGAGGCTCTGACTATAAACAGGGAAATGCAGACTTTTGTAGACAAAGGAAGTGATGATTACATCAAACTTAAACAGCAGGAGGCGTCTCTTCTAGAGTCTTCCGGTACTGCCGGCGGAAGTAAACAGGCGCAGTCAATATTTAATGAAATATCGGTACAGCAAGCGCAGTTAAAGGAATTAACAGATGCCTACAGCAGCGGGGGAATGACTACTGGAGAATACCTTAGACAAAAGGAGGCACTAATGTCCCTGATAACACCGTCCGACGTGCCAGCTGGTGCGGAAGAATATGGGTCGGCACAAGAACTGTTTGATCTCTCTGGTTTTAAAAAGGAAGCGGCTAACTTCCAGCAGATGAAGCAGAAGATAGAGTCCGGACAGGCAGTTATAGTTCCTGAAGGAACGGGCGGTAGAAAACTTGTAACACTGGAAGAATTGTCTACCCCGCAATATTCGATTACTGGACAGGTGTTAGACGAAAACGGAGAGCTTGTGGAACAAAATCTCGCTCAAATATACGACGATGATGGAAATCTTAAAACTGTCACTATTGATGAGGGCGGAACTCTTTGGGAAGTGGTTGCGCCGACTAATGAGGGCGACCCATTTACTAAAACTGGGGACATTATAGATCCTAGTGCACTTATGCAGGGTATCCAAAGTGCTACGAATAAATACACGCCCAGTGCTGGGTTTGCAACCGATCCTTTTAATCCTTCGGCATCGCTCGGTGCTACTACAACCGCGGCAACTCCCGGAGGTATGTCGGCATCGCTCGGTGCTACTACAACCGCGGCAACTCCCGGAGGTATGTCGTCGCCGTCCGCTGCCGTAAGAGCGTCATTACTTGACTCTGCTAAGAGTTCGTCTAGCGGATTCTCCGCCTTTAACAAGGGCGTCTCTCCTGTTTTACCAACAATAACACCTACAGCCGGTAAGGTTGCGGGTACTAAGGACTACGGTGTTACTGAAACTATAGAATCGTTGACAGGGGCGAAGTCGTCTCCTGGGAAAATTAATGTGTCTGCCCCGGGTGTAGGAACGGTTAATTTACCTGAATATGGTGTGACGGAGGCGGCTGAAAGTTTATTCAGTACGGCCAAGAGCACGGCATCTAATTGGTGGAATAAACTCTTTGGAAAGTAACATACAACCATGGATATATTGCCCAGTTTAAAATCTAGATTAGCAAAAGCTAATAGTGGGCTCTCCACGCTTGTAAATAATGGTTTAAAGAGTGTTAATACCCACATTGATAGAAACGAGAAACCTCCCCAGAAAGACTTCCTAACGGAGTTGGGAAAGTTTCATAACTTACCGCCGGCAGACAAAACGTATGATGGGCTAAACGATGTTCTAAGTACCCCTATAAAACCAGCTAAGTATGCTCTAGATGAGCTTGTTATAAAGCCGTTTTTCAGAGCAAGTGCAAAGATAGCTACAACGCTGGCTGGAGAGGATATTTTTAAACCATCTGACTATGGATCTTTTGGTAAGAAACTTTACGGTGACGAGGATATAATGAGTATTCCCAAAGTAGCGAGGGAGGGTCCTGTTACGAAGTGGATGGAGAAGAGAGGTATTCCTAGTAATGTTGCTGTTCCTATTGCTTTTACCGGTGCGACTGTCCTTGCCGTAGCCGATCTAGTTCCTTTTCCTGGCGTCGGTAAGAAGAAAGCTGCCGAAGAGATAGCTTCCATCGCCCCCAAAGTAATCAAGCCTACATTAAAAACAGTAAAAACAGTAGAAACAGCAGAGGATATTTTAAACGTGGCCAGAAAAGAGATTGGAAAGACAACTAAAACAAAAACAGGTGTTAAGAAATGGTTGAATACCTTTTATACGGATTGGGTAAACGAGTGGCATCCGATAGATTCCCTAACATCCAAATACGAAAAAATGGTTGGTTCTGAAATACCTACTGGCGAGAACCCGAAGTACTTAATTAAACGTCTTTTAGGGACCGGTGCTGCTGCGGAATACAAGCATAAGCACGTTCTTGATCCTATTCTAGACACAGTGGCAGATATACCGAAAGAAGATTTTGACGTGTTCCTTAAAGCCAAGAGGGACATAGGCTTCGCTGAGGCCGGGAGGGTAATCGAGGGATCTAATTCGGAACTTGCATACAGAAGAATAACGGCCTTGACAGAAAAATACGGCGCAGAGGCCGCGAAAAGACTTGAGAGTACGGCAAGCGAGTTGTACAAATATCAGGACGATTGTTTAAAAAAGCTGATGGATACAGGATTTATAGATCCGACTACTTATACAAGTATCAAGGGTAAAAACATTAACTATGCCCCTTTTAAGAGGGTGATGGACGATGTAGATACGTACTTAGGAACGGGTACACGGGCCATGGTTGGTGCGCAACCTATTAAAACGATAGGAGGTTCTTTGCGCAAAATATACAGCCCCGTCGAATCGATAATAGCTAACACCTATAAAACAGAGAACCTTGTGAGCAAGAACAACGTGGCCCGATCTATAGCCGACCTTAGAACGATTGTGGACGATGGAACGATTGTTCCATTAAGAACTGCGGCAAATGTAAAGAAGAGGATAGACATATTTACAGAACTGGGCGTGTCTAAAAAAGCTAAAAATAAATTAGAAAGACTCGTAGTCACCAGAGGTAAATGGGCAAGGGAGGTGGAAAGCGAACTTAACAAATTAAACAAGGCGGGATTGGAACAGTATCTAAAAAGGAAGCCGTCAGATGTTTTAGAAGGAGCCACATCTAGCATCAGAACTAAAGTAAAAGATGGGGTGGAAACTAGCAGAAGTATTATCACCGAAGATCCGGGAGGCAGGAAAGTAAAGAAATTTATAAATCAACTAGTGGCGGAGGCCCCGGACAAAATAGCAGCGATTAAAAAGAAGGTCTCTGTGAGAGACGCTCGTTTAGGTACTGTTTTAGATGACGTTGTGGAGCTCTCCCAGGAATTAAAAACCGTCAAGAACAGCAGGGCCGGCCTGTTAGATGAAGCCAGGCTTCTTAAAGACGCAGAATCTAGAGGAAAGGCTACCATTGCTGTATGGAGAGACGGCGTTAAAGAGTTGTACGAAGTACCCAAGGACATAGAGGTTGCTGTTAAAGGATTAAACCACGAAAATCTAAACACATTGACTAAGATACTGTCCGCACCCGCCAGTCTTTTCAGACAGGCACAGACAGGAAGAAACCTTGATTTCATGGTTCCGAACATGGTAAAGGACCAGCTGGATGCGGCAGTAAACTCTAGATATGGTTACAGACCTTTTATAGATTATATATCTGGATTGACCGAGCTCATAGAATTTGAACGAACGGGAAATAACAAAATAATACAGAAGTGGTTGGTGAATGGTGGGGGAATGTCTTTCGGGAAAATGTCCGGCAGAGCAGGTGTGTCGGAACAAGTATTAGATGCTACAACAAAGAAAGGCGCATTCAAGCAGTTGATCTCGTGGGTGACAGAGGGCCTTGATGTTGCCGGAAGATACTCCGAGTCACCCACTAGAATAGGTTTATTCAAAAGGGTACTGAAAAAAACAAATAATGTGGACAAGGCTGTTATGGAATCCAGGGAAGCTATCGTGGATTATCCTAGAATGGGCGCGAAAATGCGAACAGCCAATGCTTTGATTAATTTCCTCAATCCAGGTGTACAGGGTTTCGACAAAATGTTTAGAGTGGCTAAAGCAGACCCAAAAGGATTTATATTGAGATTAGGGGTATACGGGGCCCTTCCAGCAACGACGGTCTCTTTATATAACAACGTGTTTTATTCAAAGGAATACGAAGAGGTCCCGCAATGGGAAAAGGGCGCCAATTTTATAATAATGACGGGAGCCCGTGTCAACGGAAAGCCCTCCTACATAAAAATACCTAAAGGTAACGTCATACCCATGATCGCAAATCCAGTGGATCACTTTATAACATATCTGTTTAACAACGACAGACAGTCGTTCTATTCTATGGCGGCCAGTGTTTTTAGCGATCTTGTACCTGTAATTTCTGAGGGAGAGAGTATCTCTGAGATAGCCACTAGAACCTTGGGCGCCAATACTCCTCAAGCCGTAAAGCCTTTAATAGAAACGGCATTTAATTTTGACTCTTTCAAAGGCAAGCCTATTGTTCCTTACTACACGGGTTTCAAGGAACCCTCTAAACAAACGTTTAGTACTACCCCAGAGTCTTACAACAAGATCGGCGAGTTGTTAAATGTGTCTCCGTTAAAAGTAAAGCATCTGGCAGAGGGTTATCTAGCTGGATACGTCAAGATGCCGACCAACGTGCTTACCACGTTAAAAAGTATTACAGACAACCGCCCGGTAGATCCTAACCAGTTGCTTATACTTCGGAGGTTTTTTGGTAACTACGAAGACTACACTACCCCAATTAAAAAAAATACATACGATCCGTTTTCCGCAGATAAATTTCTGAAAAGACCCGGACCCACCTTGAAATAACCCTACAGTGTGCTACTAATTAATTATTGGTTCTTTTACAAGTAGGAGGTGAATATTAAATGGCGGAAGTCGAAACGACAGGGTCCGATCATAACTTAACCGTCGATGGCAACATCGAGCAGGAAAGTACGACGGCATCAACCGAACCGGCAGAAGACACGAGTTTACCGGAAGGCAGTAAGAACTTTCAACACGCACTCCAGTTATCTAGAGAGCGAGAGAAAGCATTGAAAACCGAATTGAACGATTATCGAAGTAAGCTAGATAAGGCCGCGGCTGAAGAGAAGAGCAGGAAGTTGGCAGAGATGTCTGAAACTGAACGTTACAGATCTATAGCTGAAGAAGAAAGCCAGAAACGAAGCAAGCTCGAACTACGACAATTTGTCATGGAAGCTACGGCTGACATGAAGGTCTCAAGGGCTATTAAGGAACTTCTCCTTAGAGCTCCGTGGAGTATCCCAGCAGTAGAAGAAGAACTGGGAACAGAATACTCATGGGATCAGGTTATCGTTGCAGTTAAAAGACACCTTCCCACGTATCTTGAGTCTATTACCGCAGAAGATACAAACCTTTCTACCCCTTCAGAGGAAACGATAAAGAAGGTAGATACAGAAAGGTCGGCTGGTGCGACAGTTGTTAAAGAGCATTTCTATACCAAGGAGGAAATAGATTCTTTATCTAAGAATCCAGTGGAATACGAAAAGCATCGGGATAAGATCCTGAGACAAATATCAGCACAGGGTGGATCAAGAACGTAATACCTTCACGTATTAAATTTACGAGGAGGTTAACATGGCTACAGGTCTAGTAACTACAACCACCGCTGCCAATTTCATTCCTGAAATTTGGTCTGCGGAAGTAAAACGTGCAGTTGAATCGAACCTTACCATGGCCCGTCTTGTTATTCGATCATTCGAGGGAGATATCTCAGCGAAAGGTGATTCAGTTCATATCGTTGATATTTCTAACTTGTCTGTTGGAGATAAGTCCGCAAGCTCAGCAGTGAACTACGAAACTATCACCGAAGATAAGACCACGATTACCATTGATAAGCACATGTATGCTGCTTTTCAGGTCGAAGACATAGTAAAGGCGCAATCTAATACCAACCTTATAACAGAGTACTCTAACAAAGTTGGATACGCTCTCGCAAAACAGATAGACACTGATCTATTGTCTTTGTACGTAGCGCTATCACAATCCACAGGTACAGATAATACAGCCATCACAGACGACACGTTTGTGGATGCTATCGCTTATCTGGACATGGCGGATGCTCCTGAGACCGACAGGTCCGCTGTCTTTGTTGCCAGCGAAAAAGCAAATTTCTTGCTTCAGGATAACTTTGTAAGATACGATGCGACAGGAATTGGTGGGGCACAGAACCCTATAATTAGAGGCCAGTTTGGTGAATTGTACGGTGTTAAAGTTTACTTCACCACCAATGTGACCACAACCGGATCCCCTGCGGGCAATCACAACCTTATGTTCCATAAGGAAGCGTTTGCTTTAGCACTACAGAAGGATATAAGGATTCAGAATCAATATGATATTGATTATCTATCCGACAAGGTTGTTGGCGATGTTCTGTACGGTTTGTCCGAATACAGAGACACATTCGGTGTTGTAATCAAGACATAACACACGTATAATGTGAGTGTTGTGATTCATCTTACAACTAGGGTCGCCCCCGAAAGGGGGCTACTCTTTTAATATGAAAGTCAACTTTTTAACCACGACTAACACGGGAAATGGCTACGGCATGACCCGCGAATACTTTAAAAAATTCCTGCCGCAATTCGGTATCGAACTGGAACCAGCCAACGCCGGAAATGAGTGGACACTGATACTTCATACACCCCCGACAATACAGTTTGCTAAAGGTAAAACTATTTTATATACCATGCTCGAGGGAGACGAGGTTCCCGATTCCTGGAAAATATATCTATCTATGGCCACACACATAGTAGTACCGACCACGTTCGTTCAGGACACTTTTAAGAGGGCAGGGTTCGATAGTATCGTATGTCCTCTTGGATACGATGGGGAGGTTTTTAAATACAAAGAAGCGCCCATACACACCCCCTACACATTCCTACATTACGAGGCATTTCAAAACAGGAAGGGCTGGAGGGATGTTTTAGACGCATGGCTACTGTCTGGGTTAGCAGAAGAAGAAGGAGAGTGCCGGCTAATTCTAAAGACTATCGTAGAGCCAACAAAAGTATGTCAGATGGCAGAGGGGCTGTTTATACCAACCAACGTTAAGATAATCTGCGGTGAATTACCGCATAAATGTATCCGGGACGTGCTATCCTTAGCCGATTGCTTCATATTTCCATCCCATGGGGAGGGCTTTTCGTTACCTCCACTAGAAGCCATGGCTTGCGGACTCCCCACCATACTTACAATAGGACATTCTCATTTAGATTTGTATAATCCAGAGTTCATGTATGGGGTGGTAGCCGATAAAAAGATACCCGCTAGATACGACAACTGGGAAAACCAGGGTAACTTTGTAAGGTGTACTGTGCAGGAGCTTGCTTCCAAGATGCAGTACGTGTACGACAACCAGGAAAAGGCTAAAGAGACAGGCATTAGATCGGTTGAATATATAAAAAAATATGAGTATCATAAGACTATGGAGGTATTAGCAAATCACATATGTCAAACCTTAGTACAAAAAACATAGTACCAGGATCTACCAGTACTTTAAACGTGCGACCTTCTGTGTACTATAGTACAAAAAACATAGTACCAGGATCTACCAGTACTTTAAACGTGCGACCTTCTGTTACATCTTCCAAGCTATTAACACGTGCTCTCGATCCTTTGAATTCACGAACATGGGGTATGTCTGTATGGGGAAACTTTACATGGGACACTACTGAATACAGTTCCGCTGGGGAAGCACTTTCTTCTTTAGATACTAAGGAGATCTCCTAATGGCATTTCCCACAGATTTAACAAACGCCGTTGATGACATAACGGATGCTAAGGCAGAACAATTAAACAATTTAGAAGCTAAAGTAGGGATAGACAGTTCTACAGTAAAAAAATCACACGATTACAAACTGTCCGGAGTTTCTGATACCGATAAAGCAGCGTCGCTGACTGGTACAGAAACACTAACTAACAAAACTTTAACAAGCCCAACTACCACGGGAACGGACGATGGTGTCGAAACCTTAGAGAACAAAA